TCTTGATGAAGCGTGAGAATCCACACATTGACTATACTAATCAGATGCTGATTATCAACCCCGATGGTAGAGCAGATTCTTGGGTTCCTTCTGTATCAGATGTGTTTGCAGAAGATTGGGAAGTAGTAACAGATTAACTAACCACCTCTCCTTGGTGACAGCAGGGAGAGGGCAAATAGAAAGAGGTATGATAGTAGTATTAGTATTAATGAATGTTGTTATGGGGTACTTTCTCTGTTATAGACTTGGTAAACAGAGTGTAATTAACAACCTCATCAAGGAATACAAAAATGTAGTTAAAGACAATGAGGACAAACAGATAATCATTAAATGCCAAACAGATAGAATCAAAAAAGGAGAATAAGTAATGAGTAATGAAACCATCTTTTCACTGATAACCCAGGCAAAGCAGACGCTTGAAGTCTTGGATGAGAGCAAAGGGAATAATAGTACCTTTATCAAGAACAGAGTGTTAGGTATGTTGAATCAAGTACTTAAAGAGTTGAAGGAAGAACAATGACACGTGAAGAAGTTAATAATTTATTGTCTATCTTGCAAGCGTTTGCAGAAGGCAGAGTAATACAATATAAAGACCAAGGTGTTTGGAAAGACATTACAACAGAGGAGGGCTTTTATACAGAGAATGCCTTTGTTAATGTCAATGACTACCGCATCAAGTCCTCTCCTAAGTATCGTCCTTTTGTCAACAAAGAGGAGTGCTGGAATGAGATGTTGAAGCATCAGCCGTTTGGGTGGATTAAGAATAAGGAAGATGGACATTATGCACTTCTTACCAGTGTTGACAATGGTGATCTTTGTGCAATCAATGGCTATAAAGGTTGGAACTTTAATGGAATTAGGGAATGTTTCACATTTGCCGATGGTGCTACATTTGGTGTTAAAGTAGAGGAGAAATAGTTATGGCATGGGTTGCTGTAAATGAGAAGGGCAATGAAATTATTTCTGATGCAAAACTCATAAAGAAAGACAGTGGATTATGGATTGTTGGTGGTAGCTATAACGTAATTGTTTTCCCCAAAGGCTCAATCAAGAAACTGATAGGAAGAGAGCTGTCTTGGGAAGATAAACCAGTGGAGTTGAAATAAACTAAGAAACAGCGTTCTTTGACATGTTGGAATACCGCAAAAAAGAGGATGATTTATTAAAAATACAAAAATCTTAAAATAATATATACAATATTTGAAGAAAAATATATATTCTTGCGCCAAGAAAAAGCCCCTGCTACCAACAAGGGCTGATTCAAAAAGTGGTGCGCCCACTTAAAAAAATATTTTTTATGGCGACAAAGATACAAAAAATCTTTGAAAAACGAAGAAGAATCTCGAAAAAAAATGCGTTGGAGGTACTAAAAGATAACTTATATCATAACAAATCATAGTTAAGGAGCGGTGCTTTGCATTGCTCCTTTCCAACTCTTTCCAATTCGGAAATAATTGGAAAGAAACAATCAAGGGAAATTAGAGGAAATTTCCCCTAATCATCAAGCGGTATTCCATTGTCGGGGTATCGCTTTTGTTGTATAATTTAAATGAAGAGATATATGAAACAAGTAAAAATGTATTGCGTGGTTTACGTTGACACAAGTAAGACCACAAAATCAATTTATGTATGTGCAAGTGATATATCAGAGGCTTGCACAATGGGCAATAAATACTTATGTGGTGAAATCCACATGGATGATTTCCCTTATATCAAGCAAATTCAAGAGTGTAAGATTAAACCTTATGTAGAACTTAAAGAAAATTGATATGATAGAAAAGGTAATTCCAATAGACATATATAACATAGATATGCTTTTTGTTGTGGGCACTAAGGATGAACTGAAAATATCCTTAGAGAAGCATCTTGAAAAAGAAGATGCCGATGATGCCTATAACGTAATGGTAGGAGATATAGAAGATTTTACATTAGGACGTTCTGCTTACTTAAATAGTGGACAGACCGCTTTATGGCTACCCAATGCGGAAGATAAAGGTACATTGGCACATGAGATATTCCACATAGCTTGCTACATAATGGAAAAGGTAGGCATCTGCTTATGTCATGAGAGCGATGAAGCCTATGCCTACCTGATTGGTTACATCACCAATAAGGTGAATGAAGTTCTTAACCCTTCTTCTGGCGATGCTCAGTCACAGTAGTAGCCTTATGTGTGTCAGCATAATGCTGAGATACAAAACGACCAGTTTTAGCACTACGACTGAGTGTAACAGTTTTTGTTTTTGACATATTAATACGTATTAAATTATGTGGCAATATTGCCATTATGCTCACAGCAAATGGTATGCCAAAATAAATTATTAAGATATGAAATTACAAGATATTAAATTCAAGGCAAAGAGCCTCTTAGATGGTAAATGGATTGAAGGTGACTTAATGCGAATAGATGGACTGTGTCTTATTCGTAATAGCACATCAATAACAGAGGTTGACCCCACCACCGTCTGCCAGTACACAGAAGTAGTTGATGTATATAGTGATAAAGAACTTTGGGAGCATGATTTACTTAAAGATACCAAATATGGCATGATATATGAAGTTTTGTATGACAATATAAATGGCTGTTTTTCTGTTAAGCCAACATCAGGCAAATGGCAACATACTTTAAAACTTCTTAGTGTTTTTATTCGTAGTTATGACTATATTAATCTAGGCTCAAAGTTCGACAAGGAGGTGTAGAAATGAAAGCTAGCGAATTTATAGCAACTCTTCAAGAACACATGAAGAAATATGGTGACCTGGATTTGCTTTTTAGAAATCCAGATTGCAAAGGGTACAGAAAAGCATATATACATCGTGCACTCTGTAATGATTACCCATACAAAGTATTTGTTATTGATTTGGATAAGTAGTAGTAATATGAGAAAGATACTATATATACTGGTAGCTCTAGCTGTGGTGAGCTGTAGTGAAAAAGTGAAAGCAGAGCATAAATACACAGTTATCAGCAACAACTACCAAGATACTTGTGAAGTGTCTGCTAGTGATTGGCGTACTCATGATATTGTAGTTCCTGATGGTTGGCATAATAAGGTTGTAGGAACTAGTACTATATTTTACTCATCTAAAGGGGACAGTAAAGTGATTAACGTAAACAAAATAATTGCACAATGAAACAACTTTATTTAGGAATGAAGAATATCCTATGTGATATATCTTCTGATAAGTATCTACATTTTATTGTATGTATGATACTGACATTATTAATAGCTAAGATTACGAATGAAGTATGTACCCCATTAGCAGTAGTCTTTAGTATTGGAGTATTAAAGGAACTCTTTGATAAATTTATTATGAAAGAGAAATTTGACTTTGATGACTTAGGGGCTGATGCTTATGGTATATTAGTAGGAATAGTAATATTGATTATATAAATAAGAATCCTCACATAGCTCAATAGGTTAGAGCACTCGGCTTATACCCAAGTGGTTGGGAGTTCAAGTCTCCCTATGAGGACTATTACTTAAAGGGTTAGAATAGATTAAACAAGGAGTAATAACGATTGGTTGTTGCTCCTTTGTTTATATCTTTGCAACTTAAATGTATAACTTTTAAATACTAAGAATATGAATGGATGAAGCTAAGTTTAATATTGGAGATATTATAGTCTCCAAAGAAGGTTATAGGGGATTGGATAAAGCTATAGTAACAAAGATAGATGACAAGAACTACTATCTCAAGATTCTATGTGGTACTGCAATTCTTCCTATAGGAGCACAAATAAACTATAAACTATTAAATGAAGAATAATATGGAACAGTATATAAACTATGCAAGCACTCAGTTGATGGGTAGATGCACTTACAATCCTACTACAGGTAAAGCTGATTATGAAAGTTTTAGTAAGTACTATAAAGATACAAAGCAGCAAAGAACTCTTTAAACAATATCATTATGAAAGCAAGAAAAAGATACATTGCATTTTATAAGATTAGATATAACAGATTCATTCCTTATCTTCATGAGTATGGAATGATGTGTACAAGAACTTGGTGGAGTTGCTTCAAGTTAGGTTTTAAGCATGTTAGGCAAGGTAAGGCTACATTCTTTATAATTGAGAAGGATAGACCTAAGAAACATTAAGGCTTATCTTAAGAGTTTGTTATCATAAAATTTAGATTCTTGTAATTGACCATATAATGCGTAACTTTGCATCAGAATTGAGTAAATGATGATGTTAGTAATCGCATGATAAAATGATTGAAAATGTTTTGCCTCTACCATCTGTGAAGACAGTAGAGGATTTGGTCCTGTAGTTTAACTGCATAAAACATCCCTCTCCTAAAGGGAAGATGTAGGGGTTGGAGTCCCCTCTGGACCACTAAGTTTCAAACAGTTAAAGTAAAAGATTATGGTTTGGTTTTTAGTTGCTTTTGTATATGTAATGATTGGAGTTGTAACCTACAAGTATATGAATGACAAGTGGGATAACACCAAGTTTGAGAAAGTATGGTTCAGTTGTGTATGGGTAACTCTCATTCCTCTGTATATCGTACATCTCCTGCACAACAAGAAATAAGCAGGATGCTCCCTTAGCTCAGTGGATTAGAGCAGCTTACTTCTAATAAGCAGGTCGTAGGTTCAAGCCCTACAGGGAGTACCAAGAATCATAATATCTAAATTTTATTAGTTAATGGATTGTTAACAGTAAGCTATAAAGAGTTATAGCAGTTGTTTGTTTAGTAAAATAGATTATTATTATTTCATCCTCCTTGCTGAGATAGCTGGGAGGATTTTTAGTGTAAAGACAATGGTATATCGTCTTGATATGCTATAATATATAACTTAATTCTTTAAATAATGAGTACAAACAAAAAATGGACTGCCTCAGAAGATGAGATTCTCTTGCAGTCAGTAAAGCAAAGTCCACAAAATCTTAGTAGATGTTTCCTATCAGTAGCACAGAACATTGACAGAAGTCCAAGTGCAGTAGCTAATCATTGGTACACAGTAGTATAAAAGAGACCTGATACCACATGCTTCTTTACTGCATCATCAAAACACCTGTCAAAAAACAGAAAGAATGGTGCAGGGGTTGAGATAAACAGAAGCATCTGGCAAAGATTTATGCAAATAATCAGAAACTTATAGCTTATGATAGTAGAAGATAACATTAGGTCTCTCCTATCCCAGTGGAAGGAGAGGCTAAGTAATGAAAGTTACTCCGAGGAATATAGATGTGCCCTTGGAGAGTGTATGTATGACCTACAGAACATCCTTGATAAGATTAAGAAGGAAGAGGCAGCTAACCTTCAGGAGGTAATAGCTAATCTTCCCTCTAAGGAAGTAGAGGATTATCTCATGCAACAAGAGGCAGATGAATATCTAGCATCAATGGAGGCTCATGATTCATCAGCTGCCTAAGTTATAAACATTAAGTTAAGAGAAGAAACAGAATAAATAAATAGACAATGAAGAAGGTAGAAGTGAGTTGTGGATGTGCATTATGGATTATGATGATTGTGGGAATGATATGTCTTACTTGCATCAAATGCTGTGCTCAGACAACTCATGTGACATTGACCTATTACCAACCAGTCAGGAGCCAATGTGATAACAATCCATTGGTAACTGCTGATGGTAGTAAGATTAACTTGCATCATTTGAGGAACAATAGAATCAAGTGGTGCGCAATCTCTAGGGATTTATTATATCTCTTTCCAAAAGATAAGCCAAAGAGAGTGTCTATCGAGGGTTTTGGTGTCTATCAAGTCAAGGATGTAATGGCTAAAAGACATCATCACAGGATAGACATTCTCATCCATCCTAAGGACAGCAGGAAAATATCAATAAACAATGTTAAAGTAAAGATATTAAAGTAATGGAAAGTAAATTTAATGTAGGTGACAAGATAGTTTATCAAGACAACAATGGTAAGTTTGTTGAGGGTACAGTAAAGGAAGTTTGGTTCTCATACTTTGTAGAATCCAATGATGAATTACATTCTCATCAATGTGTCTCACAAGATAAAGCCTACAAAGATAAACAGGAAGTAATAGAAAATCTAGGATTAAATGACTAAGGATTATTCAACAATACCTGAGATATGGTATTCTTAAATGTATATAGATATGACAAGAGAAGAAGCTAAGAAGGCTTGTTTTGCAAGCTTGAAGAAGTCCAATTTCACTTTATTGGAACTACCTACTGGATTTGGAAAAACCTTCACTGCAATCCAGATGGTAAATCACTTGGTAGAGACAAAATATAAGGGAAAGCAGACCTCCATGCTTCTCCTTGTTGCTAAGATAGTACATAAGCAGACTTGGCAGGATGAGTTTGATAAATGGGGAGGCATCAAAGTGGATAATCTTACCATAGAGTGCTATGAGTCATTGAAGAAGCACCAGTATGAGTCTTATGACATCATTGTTGCTGATGAGGGGCATCATTTAAACAGCGATAAAAGGCTAGATTTACTCAGTACCCTTACTTATGGTAATTTCATTGGTCTTAGTGCTACCTTTCCAAAGAAACTCAAGCAATATTTTCAGTATGCATATCATGCTGACATAGTATCATGTGACCTTGGTGATGCCATTGAGGATGATGTTCTTCCTGACCCTCAGATAGTATTGTTACCTCTTGAACTGGACAATACCAATTCTACAGAGGAAATAGAACTTAACCCTAAAACTAAGGGCAAGATATACTATGGTAATTATGCTGAGTTATGGAAGTATAAGAAGATGAAGGTTCATGCTTTTATTTCCTGTACAGAGAAGCAAAGGTTGCTGGAATATAATTCTCAAATTTTATGGGAGAAGAATCTATATTCAAGGAATAGGCAGGACTTCTTCAAGAACAGATGGCTGCATGATTGTGGTGAGAGAATCAAGTACCTAGCTAATCTAAAGAATGATGTGGTAAAGGATATTCTCAAGAAATTATCCAAGGAAAGAACCATTACCTTCTGTAAGACTATTGAACAAGCAGATTATCTTGGTAAGCATAGCATCCATTCAAAGAACAAAGAGTCCGAAGAGACATACAATGCCTTCAATGCAAGGAAGATAAATCATATTACGTCTGTTAATGTCCTTAATGAGGGAGCAAACCTAGTAGATTGTAAGTTTGCTATTTTTGCCAACTATTCCTCATCAGAGATATGTAGTGTTCAGAGATGTGGAAGGGCATTGAGACACAAGTCTCCTGTCATTATTCTACCTTTTTACAAGGGTACTAGAGAAGAAGAGATTCTTACTAGTATGATTGAAGGATTCAACAGAGATAATATCATTGTTATTCATAATGTTGATGCCTTGGGACAATTTACAAAAAATAAATGATTTCATAGACAATAAATAGTAATATAATACGTTTATGGAAATAGAAACATAATCTAAGTAATTTGCTTTGAGCATATTGAGTTATCACAGAATCAGTTATCTTTGCATAAAAATAAAAGCATTATGGCAAATAAGAATAAAAGATATACAAGAGAGTTTAGTTATACTAGACCTATTATGTATCAGGGGGAAGCATATCCCTCTGCTGATTCTGTGATAACTGATGAGCTTGGCAACAAGACCAATGGAACTATCTTTACAGATGCCTATGGTCAGTACTATACAAAGGATAAAGAAAACAATATCTTTCCAGTGATGCCTGTGGAGAACCTTGACGAAGTTACTATAACTGCCAAGAATAAGAGAGAACCTTTGTTGTTTAATCATTACTTGACAGTGAATGATAACACAAGAGTGAACAACCTACCTCATAGAGAATATAATACACATCTCAAGGCTAATACTGAGAGAGGTGCTAGAGAACATGCTTTATGGGATAAAGAGCATCCTAACCTATCAGCATGGAGGGATGCAGCTACAGCAGTACCACTTGCAGTTGCTGCTACCCCTATAGTGTTAGGTACTGGGCAAGGACTCCTTGGCACTACAGCAGGTCAAGCAGTTAAACATGGACTGACAGCTCTTATGGAGAATCCTTATGTAGTAGGTGCTAATGATGTACTTGGATTGGGGTTTGCAGGAAAGGGTGCTTATGATGTGACACAAGGTAAGTTTACTCCTGAGACTGCTATGGAATTAACAGGCTTCTATCCTTTTGGTAAGTCTCTTACAGGATTGACTAAATCTAGGAAGATAAATAAAGGAATGGAAAATATTCTTGCAAACAGCAATAACTCTAACCCTTTTATCAATGAAGATATAGTATTCAACTATAAACAAGACCCTTTAGAGATGCATTATGCAAGAGCTAAGGTTAAAGGTTATAGTCCTAATAGAATAGAATATTATAACTTAACAGAGGATTCTAATAAGAATATGCAACTTATGCAAGAGTTAGCACCAATGTATGATGCTACTCCAGAAGAACTATTATCAGCATATAGAAATCATTTAGCTACAAGAAGTGGTCATGCAGCAACTTTAATGGATAAAAGAAATACTATAATTCATGATGGAATGCTTCCTAAGTCTCATGCTAGTGCTATTCTCTCACATGAAGTAGATCATGCTTTACACATACCAGATGAACCTGTACCTGATGGAACATTTTTCCCCAGGATTAAGCTAGGTGGAGATTATTTTACAAGAAATAATAATACAGAGGTAGCAGCAAGAGGAAGTCAATTACATGATTACTTTGGACATACAGGGTCAGAACCTATTACAGCGGAAGAATTGAAATATGCCAAAGAACATTATGTCAAAGACACAGGTATTAATAACAATATGAGTAATATGTTGTGGAGTATTAATGATTATGATGCTTTAGCTAAGTGGATGACAAAGTATTCTACTGGCATTGTACCATTAGGAATTATAGGTAATAATCAATTAAGCAATAATGAATAGTATGTATATGATAACTGGTGACATTCATAATGATGAAGATGCTAAAAAAGCATTAGATAATACATGTAAGCATTACAAATCTATATATAAAAAAATATTAAGTAGTATTAGCCATAAAGACCTAACGTTTTTAAATGCTAAAGAATGGTTCAAGAACCTTCCTTTACGTTATGCAAATAATTATTATCCTGAGGAAGTTAATCAAGTAATAGATGAATGCTTCAAACTATTATATGATTATTGCATAAAGGAACAAATTATAGATTCAAATATTACTTATGTAGAGTTTTATGATGGAAAAGGGCTTTGTAATGAAGATTATCCTATAAGTAGGTGGTATGGAGAGAATGGTCCTCTAGGAAGATTATTAGACTAAAATATATTTATTATAAATAAAGGCACAATCCTTAACTGGGTTGTGCTTTTTGTATTTATATACCCTTAAATAATTAAGATATGGACATAACAATCAACAATGAGGTGCTAAAGAAAGAGCATCTTACCATGGGTGAGTTCCTTGTGATGCTCATGGGATTCTACAATGTGAGATATAAGGACTGTTTTGACAGCTTAGTGGATAAGAAGATAATCTATAAAAATGTCTTTGACAAGGATGACATGGTTCTATCAGATAACACAAGGAACTTGATTACCAATATCCTTATGAAGTCTGACAAGAGAATGTCCAATAGTAACATTGATTTTACGAAACTTGCCAAGAAATTGCAAGACCTATACCCTACTGGTTGTAAGTCTGGCACTACCTACTCTTGGAGAGATAACACAGAGACTATAGCTGATAAGTTGAGGGCTTTGGTAGTAGTACATCATTTCTCTTTTACAGAGGAAGAAGCTATCAAGGCTACCAAGGAATATGTAAGTTTCTTTGGTGAGGATAAAGGGAATATGCAATTATTGAAGTATTTCATCCTAAAGACAAAGAAAGATGGTGACATAGAATCTATGTTCATGACCATCATAGAAAATAATAGATAATATTTTAAACTTTAAATAATATGAGCAACAAGAATTTTACAGAGACTTTTAAGTTAAAAAACATTAGTATTGATTATAAAATCAATGAAGAGAAAGGTATTGTAGTAGCCATTGAGAAATTTGATTTTCCAAGTGGTTTCAAGAAGAAATACAATGACCATATCAAGACCACTGGTGTAGCCAAGGTTAATAAAGAGGCAGGTGAAATCTTTAATGCTGAGATTGGTAAGAAGATTGCAAGAGCTAAGGCTGAGAAAGAGGCATTCATCCAATTCAAGCTTAGAGTTCTTGAGATGAAGTGTAAGTTGGAAGGATTGCTGACAATCACCAACAATACCATTGACAAGATGACTACCAACATTCAGCATCAGAAAGAATACATTAAATCATTTTAATCATGAAGATAATATTAGATGAAAAAGCATGTCTCAAAAAAAAGTTAACCTTGCAGGAAGCACTCATTGCAGCAGCTGTAAGCATGGGAAATTTCAAAGGAACCTTTGATAACTTGATTAATAGGCAAGTTCTAGGTATCACAGGACAAAGCATAAACTCTGAATGGGAAAACATCATCAAGGGACTAATTGGCTCTGATGAGAATGAAAGACTTGCTGCATTAGCTGTAAAGGTACAGGAATGTTTCCCTAAGCAGAAAATGGTCAATAACTATGGTCAGGAATCACCATTCTATTTCAGATGCAACAAGACTGAGATTAAGAATAAACTCAAGAAGTTCTTGGAAGTATATGGTGAGGTATCTGATGAAGACATCATTGATGCTACCAAGAGATATGTCAACTCCTATGCTCCTAAGGGATACAGAGGCATGAGACTTGCAAAGTATTTCATCTTAAAGGATGACAGGAAACTATCAGCAGATGATGAAGTTCATGTTGAGCAACTTTCAGACTTGGCTACCTTCTTGGAAAATAAGACTGAGGAGAAAGCAGAGGATATTGTTGATGGTGACGATTGGTTAATGAATAGTAGGAACTAACATGGATAAGGAAACATTGAAAGGTATTCTAGACCCATACTACCCTACTCTTCAAGAGATGATGTGCAATCTAAAGGAACATACCTTAGGAGGAGATGTAATCAAGGTAAACACATCAGCAGGAACAATAACAATTAGATTATGAGTTTAGTTCAAAGAGTATTACAAAATGCAGAGGAAAGGAGGAAAAGGATTCTTAGTGGAAAAGTTAATTGCATACCATCTCCTTTCAAGACCTTTAGATATGACTTTCCGGGAGTGGAATTAGGTACCTATTATTTAGTGTCGGGAAGTGCTAAAGCTTCTAAGTCTAAGATAACAAATTTCTTATTCCTCTATAATACAATCTTATATGCTTATGAACATCCAGAGTTAGTTAAGGTAAAGATATTCTATGCTCTTCTTGAAGAGAAAGCTGAAAATATTACAGGCAAGTTTATTTGCTATTTACTATATAAGCTATCAGGAGGTAAAATAAGGATAGACATTAAGACATTTAAATCTGTAGATGAGGGAAGAATACTTTCTGCTGATATACTTGAGTTATTAAATACTCTTGAATATCAATCTATACTTAATTTTTATGAAGAACATGTAGATTTTATTGTGGATAGGAATCCAACAGGTATCTATCATACATTGGAGAAGTATGCAGAAGCCAATGGAACTATTCATAAGAAGAAAGTAAAAGGGTATGATAAGGAAGTGTTTGACTATTATGAACCAAATAATCCAGAAGAATATGTAATGTGCATTATAGACCATATAGGGTTAGAAATTAGCCGTCCTTAACAGTAATGTTTAGGATTATTAAGGAGCAAAGTCGGTGGATTTTAAGGGTTTTATTAAGTACTTTAGTTTCTGTTTCAATTAATGTAACTTTGTACCATAATTATAAACTATATAAGTATGGAAGATAAAAGTTACATGGAGTATAAAATATGCGCTCCTAGAGACCCAAGGTTTATTCAAATGTTAGTAGATGAATACAACAATACTAATATCTCTCTAAAAGATTTAAGTAAGAAGTATCATACTGATGCTTATTATGAATTTAAAATTCATAATATTCCAATTAGACCTAAGGGTGTGCAGAGAAGTTTAACTAGAATAAATTGTATAACCTTAAATTGGAACTTTGAGTCTATAGAAACAGAAGAACAAGCATATATTACAGGACTATTATTTGCAGATGGATATACTAGTCATATGCAAATAGGTCTAAAATTAAAAAGAAGTGATAAAACATTATTGAAAAGAGTAAAAAACTATTTTTCTCCAAATATAACTATTCAAGAACAATCAAATGGTTTTGGTTTTGTAATATCTTCAGATATTGCTTGTAAAAATTTAAAGCAACTTGGAAAAGTTAAAACTGGAGAACCTATACATATTCCTCAAATGAAGGATTCTTTAATTAGACATTTCATTAGAGGTTACTTTGACGGTGATGGTACAATATTTGTCTGTAATAATAATAATGTAAAATTTTTCAAGTCCAATATTTGTTGTGTTACTACAAGTATTCTAGAAGAATTTCAGCAACAGTTACAAGCCAATGACATTTGTTGTACTATCAATAAAGAAAATAGGAAAGGTAAAACAATGAGAGTTCCAGAAGGAACTTGTATTTGTACTTTTGATATGTATAGATTATTCATTCGCAAGAAAGACTCAATAAAAAAGTTTTATCATTATCTTTATGATAATTGCAATATATACATGGAAAGAAAAAGAAAAGTATTTGAAGACAACAAAGAGCTGTTCAATTATATAAGACCTAAGAAAATACCGAGCTAACTTAGTGGATTGCGAAAGGCTACTAAGTAGTGTAGAGCATAGGAGATGAATAAATATAATTCTCCCAAGAGTGTTCCTCACCCTTTTTTACCTAAGGAGGGTGAATATATATGCCGACCTTATGGGAAACCATAAGAACTATAGGATAAAAAGCCTGTAGGATAACAAAGTGTAATTAGCACAGAACGTGGTATGGACTTAAGAAACTCTATCAAAAAATTATCCGAGTATCTTAAGATAGTTCGTAATAAATTCAACTATATACCAGTAGTAGTACAACAGCAAAATTCTGAGAACAACTCACTTGAGGCATTTAAGGCAAATAAAATTCGTCCCTCACAGAAAGGGTTACTGGATTGCCAAGACACCTCACGCGACGCAGACCTATTTTTAGGTATAACTTCACCGTATGCTTGGGAATTAAAAGATTACTTGCATTATGACATAACCAAATTAAAAAGCTATGCAAAATTCTTGGAGGTTGTACAAGGAAGAGATGGAGAAAGTAATGCCATCCTTGGTATGTATTTTGATGGAGCGACAGGATATTATGCACCACTTCCAAAGTATGACAATCTAGAGCAACTTAACAAGGTATATCAGTTAATCAAAAAGAATCAAGAGAATACATCTAAGTAGCTTTCTTGGTTTAACATAGTAAAATCAAAAGCAAGATACTTAAGATACTTATCCTAAGTATATTTGCAGTCCAATAACAATTTAAATAATAAAGAGTAGAAAAAAAATGGCAACAATTATTGCAATTTTAGGAGCCTCTGGTGATGGTAAGACAACATCTACTATTAATCCAGATGGCAAGTTTGACCTTGAACATTATCAAGGTATGGATCCAAAGAGTCATTTTATCATTAACCTTGATAGAAAAACTCTTCCTTTCCCAGGAGGTATGTGGGACACAGAACATAAGAATTATATAGAACCTACGGATTTTGCAGGTATTAAGAAGGCACTTGAATATTGTGCTAAGACAGAAAGCATCAAATCTGTAGCTATTGATACAGTAAACATCTATCTTGCTATGAAGGAGTTTAATGACCGCAGAAAAATGACTTTTGATCAATGGAGAGATGTGGCAAATGATATTATTGAGCTTAATATCCTCTGTAATACTACTCTTCGCAAAGACCAAATTGCCTATATCTTTGGTCACACTATGTTTCAAACACAGCAAGATGGTACAGAGAAAATGGTATTCTCAGTTATTGGCAAGAAACTTACAAAGACTCAGCCAGAAGGTTTCTATCCTATTGTTCTTATGACAAGAGTAGAATATGGTGATGATGGTGCTAATAAGTATTTCTTCCAAACAAAGGCTAACCACTCATCAGCAAAAACTCCATTAGGTCTCTTCAATGACTTTGAGATTCCTAACAGTCTTAAGTTAGTAGATAGCAGAGTAAGAGAATACTATAAAATGTAAATAATTCGTATATAGGAGTACTCTAAGAATACCTTAGCAGGATATTTATAGATAAGATAAAGTAGATACCTTTTCATAACTTTGCAATTATTAAAATTGTAAAGATTATGAAATTAAATGAGACAAAATCTTTTTTAAGAATTCCTGTAATTTATGGTATTCAAAATACAAAGAGCTGTAAATGGTATATTGGAAGTTGTATTGACATGAAAGACAGATTTCAACGCCATAGATACTATCTAAGACATAATAGTCATCACTCTCCAAAATTACAAAGAGCTTATAATTTATATGGAGAAGATTCTTTTGAAGTTCATATTTTGCATTTCTTACAAGAAAATGAGGATAGATTTATTTTAGAAGAACAATATATTAAAGATTATGATAGTGTAGCAAATGGCTACAATATACTAGATAAATGCAAACATGTGGATGGTTTTACTTTTTCTATGAAGGCAAAAGAGCATTTCCTAGAATATATTAAAACATTAGAAAAATCTGTTATTGCAATAGATAGATTCTCTGGAAATATAGATAAAACATTTGAATCCATAACACAAGCTGCAAAATACTTCAATACTAGTACTTCTAATATTAGTAGGGTTTGTAAAGGTAATCTTAATTATATCAAGGATCATGTGTTTGTTTATACCAAAGACTTTGAAGAAACAAAAGATTATAGAGTACAAAATCATTGGAAAGGAAAACCTAAAAGTGAAGCTCAAAAAGAGAAAATGCGAAGAAATAGCAAATTAAATTGTCCTATTTATAAGTATGATTTAAAGAATAATCTCATTAGCGAATATTATTCAATCTCTGATGCAGCTAGACAACATAATATGAGTGCTGATTCTTTAAGGTATCAAATAAATAAGCATCAAATAGTTAATGGTTTCCTATTTTCACGAGTAAAAGTAAACAAAACATTATAAACAACAATTTAAAATATCAAGATTATGGAAAAAAGAATTTCATTTGACCAGTTTCAGTCAGTAAAGCGTGTAGCACAGGCATGTAATCCTCTTATTGTAAAGAGAGATAAGATTAAAGAGAAAATTGAGAAACTTGCTAAGGAATACAAGGACTATGATACACAAGTTGCTTCCTTGGAGGCAGGTATTAAGCAGGTAA